CCTGAAGAATCTGAAAAACTAATCTTAGTGTAATTAACGTAATCTTGAGGTAAAACCATAGATAGACTAGGAGGAAGAACAACTTCTAAAGACTTAAAAGATTTCAAAGTGTCAAACGATAGCTCGGCTAAAGCTCTTTGAGCCCAAAAACCAACATCTATTCTACTAGCTTTGGTTATTGTTTTGCCTTCTCCAACGTAAGCCACCATAAACTGCTTGACGATATTGTCAAGAGACATAAACTGATAGCCACCATGAAGGCTTTCATTTCTATAATAATCTGAGCTCGATTGATTTTCTAAAAGACCCATTTAACTATTGTTTTTGTTGTGATATTATATTAGCTTCTGCTTGACCAGCTGCTTGAACTATTCCAAACTCTTTCATGCTAACGCCGGCATACTGTAGTATTTTTAAAACTAAATCTGTTTCTTCAGACTCATGTAATTCAAAATGCTGTCTATCTTCAGCCGTTTCATTATATAGAGCTTTTTCATTTACAACTATATAAGTCCATTTAGGAATTTTTGGAGCTCTATAATAACTTAATCTAATACTATAGCCGGTATTATCAAACTCGAAGGGAAGAGGTCTTACATAAATTCTATTTTGAAGAAGATAACCTACCGGATTGTGTATTCTTCTTTGAGCGCCAAAACCTGATATTCTAGGTTTTGTTAAAGGCCCACTATTCGTTAGCTCTTCAACATCGCTTCTTTTCATCATGTCGACCCTAGTTCTTATTCCTAGATGCTGAAAATCAACAGATCCTAGTCTATAGAAATCATTAGGAAGAGTAACACCAGCGTTTGTCATTGCTAGATCTTGCGTAAAGGAAAGAAAAGTTTGATCTATTTTATCTTGTATAAGACCTACCATATCAGAATGCTCAGTGTCATTTCCAGGCATTCTTTTAAATTGGTTTATATCGTAAAAGTATTGCTCAAAAATATCCATTTGAGCTCTCTTGGCAAATAAGTTAAATTCTTGAGGTGTTATGTAGCCTCTTTGTTCTTTGTTGGCTAAAGCCTGTACTGTTTGATATACCGTATTTATGTGTATCGCCATAATTATCTTTTATAGTTGAGTAACCACCCCGAAGAGTGGTTACTCTTCTATAAATGATTACGCGTTTAATCGCTTTTCTATGTTCGAATAAATCTCCATACCTTCATCAGTTTTGAACCAATGAGCAAGAGCGGTATATGGGTGTTCATCAAATGGAACTGTCATTATTTTTCTACCGTTTGATCCCCACAAAAAGTTTCGTTGATCTGGTGATAATTTTATAATTCCAAACTCTACAGCTTTAATGCCAAAGTTTCTAAGCTGAACGTTATCGTCAGCGGCTAGCTCTAAGAACAAACTAGGATTATTGCGAGCAAATATAAGTAAATCTCTTTTTAGCTCCTTAGAACTTATCTTATCTACTTTAGAACCTTTTTCAACACGCATAATAGCTTCTGCCATGTCAATATCCATCTCTCTAGCTATGATTATAGCATCTGCTTGCATTTCTAGCATGTCTAAATCGTCTTGAGCTTTAACTTCAGGCTTATGCTCTACGTATAGTTTATCTTTATCAGGGTGATATAAAGAAAGTAGTTTTTGAAGAGTTTGTTTTTCCTTCTCTACATATAGTACTCCATTTCTGAATATGATGTGCTCTAATCTTTGATCTCCTTTCATCTCGTCAACAAAAGGCGTTCTTTGATTTTGACAGTACTTCAACTCTCTTTGATACCCTTTTTCTTCGTCAAAATAGTATATACCAGCAGATCTTATAGTTCTTGATAAAGGTCTACCTTGCTTTAAAAAGTACGTTCTTGGTTTAATTTCCCAATTACTACCTTTCTCTACTTCTTTAACTTTGACCTCTGGTCCTCTATAAATAACTTTTTTCGGCGCGGTTTCCTCAACAAAAGCCTCAACCGTTTCATTTGTAGATTTTACTTCAGGTTGTTCTACTTCAACCTTTTTTGTTTCTTTTTTTGCCATGATATAATAAAATAAAAATTAATAAAAAAAGATCAGGGCCGAAGCCCTGACCTTAATAATATGGTTTACTTCAACAACATGAAGTTGTTAGCACCTTGAGTGATTAAACATCTCTCAGTTAAGAAGTGAAGTTGCATTGCATCTAAAGCAGAAGTAGCAGCTCCAACAGATCCTGTTACCCAAGTCTTCATTCTTCTATCATCAGTTTGAGAAGCTCTATAACGAACGTGTAAGAAAGGACGTCTGATATTAGTTCCAACAGTTTGATCGTAAACAGAAGATGAACCAGCTGGGATAATAACACCTCTTAAAGCGTTAGCACCAGCAGCGTCATTGATACCACCTCTAGTAGCTTTGTCGTTTAAGTAACGGAAGTCAGACTTGTAGAAGTCGTAAGAACCTCTTCTGAATCCAGAGAAACCTAAGTTTAAAGCCATATCTTCAGAGTTGTCAAATACACCGTAAGATGTACCGCCAGCTCCGTAAGAGTTCATAGAAGCTAACATATCATCGATAGCTAAAGCTGTAGCTCTATTAACGAATAACATGTTTTCTTCAATAGCACCTTGCTTGTCAAACTCAGCTAAGATAGCGTCAAATTCAGCTAAATCAGTAGCAGCGTTAACACCAGTGATACCAGAAGAAATGTTACCTCTTGATTCGATAGCATCGAATAAACCTTGAGTACCGTGAACAGCGCCACTAAAAGTTGCAGACTGACCTTCTAAGTAATCGTCAACTAAGTCATCAGCAGCTATTTCAGTACCAGCATAAGCATCAGAAGCGTCACCACCCATTTTAGACTCTAACATTGCCATTTCAATGTAGTCAGTAAAACGAGCTCTTGTGTCAGCCTCGGCTTTCAAGTACCATAAATAACCCGATTGTCCATTTTCAGCAGAAACTTCTACCCAGCCGATTCTTGAAGCGTCTGATCCAGATACTTCGTAGTAATCTTTCATAATGATTGGCTTGTTAGTAAAAGACTTAAACTGTGGAGCGTTAGCTTGTCTAGTGTCAACGCCTTGATAGTTATCTCCTTTTCTAAACTCAGAACCGTAAACTAACACAGTTACAGAGTTAGCACCTTGAGAATCAGTGAAACCAGCAGCGTTTAGAGTAGCTACTCCATAAGGAGCAACTTCAATAACTAAAGAAGTTCCAACGTTTGTTTTGGTAACGATAGCTTTAACTACAGCTTGAGAAGAAGCAACAATTACTAAATCGTTAACTCTAATACCGTGATTATTGTTAGCCAAAGCTACACCATCAATATCTTTAGCTAGTGTAATTTGACCACCAGCTACAGTACCAGCGTCGCCGTTAGTAATCTCTCCAGTATAAGACAAGTGTAATCTTCCTTGCTCAGACCAAACAACTTGGTCAGCTGTCATAGCCTCTTCAGCACCTACTTGAGCTAAGAAACCTGAAATTGTTCTCGGTCCGAAAACCTCAGCTTCTTTCTCCATTAAGTCTGGTACATATTGTTGCGCCCAACCTTTTCCAGTTTCAGACGCCAAATCTAAATAGTTATCTTGTAGTGTTTGTTTAATAGCAGAAGGAACACTATTTAACAAACCACCCGCGGTAATTGCCATAATAAATAGTTTTAAATGTTAAATAAATTATTTTTTGTTTTTAATTTTAAATTTAAAATCAGAAGAACTGTCACCTAACACCTTCACCTTTATTCCGCCATTATTAACAGGTCCGTTAAATTCTTTTCTAGGATTCATGTTAATATTTTTGGATTTAGCAACGCTTTGTTTTAAAGCGTCTGCCTTGCCCTGCTCATAAAAGTGCTGTGCTATAGCATCAGCATTCATAGCCGTGAATAAGCTTTTGTGATAACCCTTAGCGTCAGACATTTGATTATTTTCATCAAGAAACTTTCCTACGAAATTATTAATGTCGCTTTGAGTATCTCTAACGTTTTTAACGTTCTTAACGTTAAATCTAAACTTTTTTTCTCCAACGTTATATTCAAAACCTTTGAACTTTTCATTGAATACTTGGTTAGTCTTATTTAAGAACGTTCTTTGCTGCTTTTCAGCTAACTTTTTGTTTTCTTCCGAATCTTTGTTGTAACGATTAAAAAAGTCAATTGCTTTCTGCTGCTCTTTTGTTAGCTTCGAGCCGACTTTTATTTCGTCGTAATATTTGGATTTTACACTTTCCAAGTGGTTCTTTGCTTGAGCAACTTGCTCCTTCAAAGCTAATTTTTTTCTTTTAATATCTCTATCTTCGTCTACGTCTTCATCGTATGAAAACATATCCTCCATCATAAAGTTTATTTCTTCAGCGTTTAAATGAGGCTTAGTTTGCGTGTAAAACTCTCTAAGCAATGTTAAATCGTCAAAATTAGAATAATCTCTATTTAATCTAACATAATCCTCTATATCTCCGCCTGTCTCTTCCATAAAGTTTACCAGCTTTTGAATATTTTCTGGTAGAGGATTTCCGGTTTGCTGAGCTTCTTCAACTGCTTCTTCTACTTCGCTAACTAAATCTTTCAAAGCCTCGTTCGGCTCTTCTTCATCAGTTACCTCTTCAATAGCGGGTTGCTCATCTTGAACCTGCTCGGACTTTTCTTCTCCGGCAAGTTCTTCAACTTTCTCTTCGACGTTTTCTTCACGAACCTCTTCGCTAGTTTCGGATTCGTCGCGAACAGGTACCTCATCTGTGCTTTGCTTTCTAGTGGCATCTTCTACTGGTTTGCTTAAATCTACTTTTATAACACTGTCATCGCCAGCGCTATCAAATTTACTTTCGTCAATTGTGTTTTCAACTGTTTCTTGTGTAGTTTCTTCAACTACATTTTCATTTTCTTCCATAATATAAAATATAAATTAGTAAATTACTTAGGTTCAAAAGCACCTAGATTAAATCCACCTCCAAGTATATCATCACTCGATGAGTCGAATTTTTTAGGTGAACCACCTGTTTTCCTTTGATCTATAAGCTCGCTTTGTTGCGAGGCTTGTATTTTAGTTCTTTCGTCTTTGCGATCTTCTTTTGTTTTTTCTCTATCTTTTATACCTTGAGTCTCTAAAGCTCTAAGCTGTATATCAAATCCAAACTTTTGAGCTGCGAGTTGAGCTTTTACTTGAGACTCAGCTTGTATTTTGCCAGCATCAAGCTGTGCTTGTAGTTGCATGATTTGAGCTTCAGCTTGTTTTAACGCTTGCTGCTTTTGCACTTCAAGCTGTGCCGCCGCTTGCTGCTGTTGAATATTAGCTTGAGTTTGAGCTTGTATATTCTGCTGCTGAAGCTGCTGATCTTTCATCATCTTTTTATTTTTTCTAATCTTAAGAAGTTGATTAGCAACTTTGATATTACTTATTTCTCTAAGATCTATAACGTCTTCAAGATCTATAGTTTTCTGAGCAAGCGCTTGTTGTATATTATTTTCAAGCGTAGCTTTTTCTTCTTCATCTGGTGCTAGCTCTAAGAATATACCAAAGTCATACAAGTGAAGCTCTGACATTTCTTCAAGAGTGGCAACATTGTGAACACCTATGCTTTGTATAAAAGCTTCTTTAGTAGGAGAATACTCTATTATATCTGATATTCTAAGAGAAAGTTTTTCTGCTACTTCGGCAGTTAAAAATAAGCCTGAATTTAATATATGTCTAGTAGCTGTGTTACTATTAGCCGCCGCAAGTTTTTGAACACCTAACAAAGCTCTTTCGTCAGGAGTACTGCCGTCTCTAGCTTCGTTTAGTCCTGTAGCATCTCTAATCATTTGCATGTAGTAATTGTAGTTGCCTATTAAAGCGTTTATCTTATTACCACCGCTACCACTTGTTATTTCTTGTATTGGAACCTTGCCTGGATTCATGCTTCCGTCACTAGTAAAAGATCTACCGATAACACTACCTGTTTGGAAAAACATATTTAAAGCTTCCTGAGGATTATAGTTTGTTCCGTTACCTAAGTCAACTTCTGCTAAACCGTCAGCATCTAAGTAAACGCCGTCTGGAACCATACGTGACATTACTTGCTGCAGCTTTAAGTGAGTGAGCTGTATCATGTCAGCAAAGCCAGTTATACGTCTAACTAAAGACTCTATTCTTCCTTTATACATGCGAGGAGCAACAATACTATAATTCATTTTTACTTTAGTAAAGTTGCTTTTTGATCTCATCATGTTTTCAGACATCTCCCACTTGAGCAGCTTATTAGTGCCTAAAACTATAGCGCCTTCGTAAAGAGTTTCAATAGCTCTTTCTAGCTTAGAAAAATTACCTTGAGCTTCTTCAGGAGGATTAAATTGATCGTCTTTTTCAATTAGCTTATCTGCGCCAGTGCTAGTTTCTTTTATCTTGTAGACTTCGTTCATGTATGTTTTATAGTTGAAATATAAAATTTGAACTTTATTAACGTCTACATCTTCATACCTAGGACCACTTTGATAATAGTTAGATTTTTGAGTATAACCAGTTGTTCTTATCTCTTCTAAGTCTTCTTGCTCTAAGTGTGGAAATTGTTTTGCAAGCTCGTTTATAGGTATTGTTTTTACTTCTCCAACATAGTATATGTCATCAAAATATGGAGACTCAGTGTAAGAGTAAACTAAATCAGCTGGATCAACATATTCTATAGTAACTCCATCTGAAGTTGTAAACTCTGTTTTAACAGCGGCTATACCTAATACAGTTAAGTCGTAATACAATCTTCTTTTAGTCAGATCGTAATTGTTGCCTTCCATCAGGACTTTAATTGCTTGTTCTTCAGCTATTTCTACGCTTTGCTTATACGTAGTCTGCATGTGAAGATCTAATTCTTCTCTATTTTCAGGTAGAGTATCGGGATTATTTTCATACAGATTAATTCCAAACTCATTTTGAACAAAGTCGTTCATCTCTTTAGTGGCCATATCACCAAGTATACTATCCATATACTCTGTGCGTTTAGCAACCCCATACTCATCTTGAGAGTATGCTTTTATATCAAACGCTCTGTCAGATATACCGTTCACTACAATATCTACAAACTTAGGTATAATTGGCACTGGCGTCCAATCTAAGTTTAAGTAGCTTAAGTCTCCATTTATAGATAGTTCGTCTTTATACTTTTGAACAGACTGCTCACCTCTAGCGTAAAGTCTTAGCTTATGGAAATCGTTATATCTAGTTTCAAACCTAGTATGTCTTCTTTCGTCGTAAAACCACTCTGTTTCTATAGCTTTAGCAACCTTTAAGCCGTAATCGTAGCTTAACTTTTCAGCGTCGCTTACTACTTGACTTGGAAAATAACTTTTTTCAATAGAGTTTGCCATTTTTTTATTTTATTATTTTTGAAATACTACCAGTATTAGAGTATTTAGATATATTTACATTTAAAGGTTGTCTAGTTACAGTCGGGTTTGGTCTATATAAGTGTCTGTTACAAGCCATTATGGCTAAACCAGAACTTATCGAAGCATCGTGTTTAGTTCTTTTATTTATGTCAAATCTGCTCCAATCATTAAGGGTGTCATTAAAATATATATTTCCATAAATACCATCTCCTTTACTTCCAACATGGTCGTTGATATACATTTCAATCGCTGCGGCGTGAGCTTGTTTTATATCTTCACTAGAGTTTGGTATACCACCTATCTCTTTTTCAGTCACAGATAACTTGTTCCAAACTTTATCAGGTCTGTTCATGCTAAAGCCTCTATATCCTCTTCTCTTAAAATGGTACAGTAATCTTGGTTTGTTATTTTCTGCTAGTAGTGGCATGCCGTAAAAAACGCAAGCCATGAGCACATCTTCAAAAAATATCTCCGCGGTTTGTGGCCTTGATATATATTCAAGGAAAAAATGGTTTGGTGGAGCATCTTCCATTGAAAACTTTGTTAACCCGTGCAAAGCTCCATTAGACCCTCTACCATCTACAGTTCCACTAATATCATAGCTATCACATCCAAAAGCGCCAATATGCTCGTTGCCTGGGTATTTAACTCCATTTTTCACTATAGTGTTATTCTGAAGATGACCGGGAGGAACCCAGCTAATATTAAATCTTCCATCTGGGTTTGGATAAAAAATCACTTTACCATCTTTAACTCCGTTTATCCACTGAAAACTTCCTTTAGTAATAGAGTTGCTGTTACCGACGCCTTCGTTATAGTCTATCTGCTCATATATTTTTACAAGATTAAAAAGACTATTTTTAGCCTCATCTCTAAACGCATGCTCTTCTGTTCTTGGAAACTGTCTATAAAACTCGTTTAAAGCATCTTGATCGTCCTTTAATCCTTCAGCTTCATTATCCCAGTGGTCAATTACACCTACGTCTATTAATTCACCGTCGGGTCCGTATACATCATTATCTGGATTATTGAATACAGGCTGTCCGTATCTGTCAATAAATCCTTCATAGTTCCATTCCATTGGGATAAAAAGAGAATATAAACCAGACTTTGTTTGTCCATTGCGATTTCGCTTTGTAACGTCTGAATCATTATACAGCTTTTTAAAATTATTACCACCTTTGTCAAGGGCGTTGCTAGTTGATCCCATCATACACTTGCCAACTATACGAGCACCAAGTCTCAAACAAGTTTTAGTTACTCGCCAATTGTTTAGAATGTTATCAGGTCTTTCCCACTTACCGCTTTCATCGTGGACTAGCAGATTAAGTTTTTCTCCATCGTAGCTGTTATCACCTGTATTTTTCCAGTCAATAGTAGTATCAAGTCCAACCAACTCTTCCTGCGACTCGTTTGCAGTAATTTTTCTACGCGTAAACTTACTCGCAGGAACGCGATAAGCAAGCTCAGACTTAGGTCTATCCATACCATCTTGAATAGGCTTGAAAAAGAACGGGTAATTAATAGAGATCGGTACCACTTTGTCGGTAAACATTTTTTTAGCATCTGCTCCACTTTTTGACAATATTCCATATCTAGCATCACTCGATATTGTAGCCAAGTTAACCGTTTCAGCTGAGCTCATAAACGAAAAGCCTGATCGTCTATTTTTAAGGTAGCACATGCCATAACATCTATCATCTGCTTTACAAGCTTCCCAAAATATAAAAAATAATCTGTTAGCCTCTCTATAGTTTGGAGCCCCAACATCGATCTTGCTCCACTGTAGATACATGTAGTGAGCACCTGTTATATATGTAGGTGTCCCGTTATTATTGAACCAAAATCCTGCTTCTCTACGTTCGAACTCTGCGTCGATATAGTCGTACCACTTTTCTTTTGATTCTTCCGGGTAATCTCTCCAGTCAAATATGTTTTTAAGTTTCGATAATTCTTTTGGATAATCGAACCTCTTCCACTTTTTGTCTTTATTGCTGTATACATCTTTTGGTTGTTTTGGTAGGGCTATTTTTAAGTTTTGTATTTCGTATATATCACCTATTTGCCCTGTCTTTGATATTACAACAATATCGTGCTCTTTATTGTATCCATACTGCCACTTCTTTGATTTATTTAGCCTATTAATAGTTGTTAGCTTTATAGGCTCAATTATTTTATATAAAGTTTGCTTATACATTAGTTGTATACTTGCCGCTTTGATCTACTAGTATTAGCGCGAAGTTAGAAAATATACCTGAGTTACTTTGTGATACTTCTTTAGCGTTAACTATTATATCTGTTTTTTCTCCAACAGAAAGAGGCATTTTAAATTCTTTAATAAAACTAGTTGAACCTGTCGTGTCAATAGCTATATTTTGTCTTACCCTTCTAACTCCATTTTCTCTAAAAATCATTTCTAAAACACAGCTTGTCGAAGGTATAGCCTTAGCTATCGACCCTGAAAAAGAAGTTACATAAGCTTTGTAATTAGCCGGTACAGTATACACTGCCATTTGAGTCTGGCCGTGCTCTGCTGGTATTTCAGCTAAAGTTAAAGTATTACCACCGTTGTTAATAGTAATTACGCCTTCGTTAAACTCACTATTACCTGCTTGAATTACAAAAGCTCTATTAACGCGTAGAAAACTTTTATTACTAGTAACCACGCTTTGACCATTTAAATTCACCTCGTCTTCTATTAAGTTGTAGTCAGCATCTAGTCCTTGGGTTTTTATTCTTCTAGCGCCCGTGTCTCCCTGCCTGTCGTTAATATCATTGCTAACTATCCTTAGCGGAGAAGCATTAGTATCAAATGTATAAAGACCTCCAGCGCTCCATACTGTTTCTGGATCTGTGGTTGTATCAACATCTAAATTATGTCCAAACTTGTGAACTAAAGCATGCTTAGGAACTAAACCTTTTGATACTTCAGTGTGAAAGTCGAATATATGATTATTTAACCCCATTTTATTTTATTTTGATCGGCCTTCCGCGAAGCCTTTAAATACTCGTTCTTTTTTTTCTTCAGGTGTCTTTCCTTCCAAAATATTCTCTTCTTCTTGTATACGGTTAAGTATTTCAAACGCGTCAAATATAGCTAACTTTTTAGTAGCTGCAGCATTTTTAAGACGATCAGCAGATACGTCGTCTTCAGTGTTAGTTATAATTTGCTCTTCAGCAACTTTTATTAACTCTTTAACTGCTTTGTGCCCAGCTTGGATTATATGTCTTTTTACCTCCTTGATGTCCATATTTAATTGTAATAAACTTATTGTACACTCTAAACAAGCGCTGGCCGTCAATTATAAACTCATATTGCGAGAATGGAGTATAACCAACAACTTCACCTTTTTCGTAAACACCGTCTGTGTATACTATTACACCTCTATCTGGATGCTCTTTATTTTCGTCAAACATATCGTCGTTTAATAAAGGCTGAACAAAGCAAAAGCCATCTAAAGACTTCCAACCTTTATTAGTCTTATACAAGAACAATTGATCAGGAGCTACTAAGTATTTATCTTCAGACAAAAAAGATCTAGTATTTTTGTCTCTACCTTTAACATCGATCCATCTTCTAAAAACGTTGTGATGTAAAATTACTTCCGTGTTCTTTCGAATATTAGTATTATTAATAATAGGAGTAGATACAACAATACCTTTACGGTTAACGAACTCATGATTTTGATTTTCAGAATTAATTATAAGACTTTTATCACCTAAATCTTTAACATTATTATATCTACTACCTAAAGGTTTAACAATGAAATGATCTAAGCTTTTCATCAATATTCTAAATTATATTCTACAGATACAGCCATGTTTTTATTAAAGTCTTTCCAAGGCATTACATCTTTGTTTTTTCTTATGTAAATGCTGTACTTGTCTTTTTCTTCCGTTATATCACAGATTACATGCCCTCCGTAAACCTCTTGGCCTACGGAGTAATGCATGGAATCTATCTTATAATCTTTACCTATAGTTATTTTTCTAATCAGCTTGCTCATCGCTTAAATACTTTATTTCGCCAGTGGAAATATCAATATCAACTTTTCCATACTCAGCTTCTATTTCTTTGTTTATTTCTGCGATTTGACTATTTACAACGTCTAGCTCGTGTAGCAAAGCGTGCTTTCTAGCTTCTGCGTTTCCTACTTCTAGCTTTATTTTGTTAGCCATACTTATAACTTGCTGTATCTGCTTAAGTCTTTCTTCTGTAATTTTTTCAACCTCAGGTTTAAGGTCTACAATTTTTTCTGTTTTTGGAGTTTTTCTTTTTGCCATTTTATTAAATTAAATTAGTTAATATTTGTTAAGAATATATACTTAACTTGCTGTTTATATAATCTCTAACGCTAGCGGCATCGCTTGCGCTAAGTGATGAATCATATATTAAAACTTCATATATGTTTCCATTAAAGCTATCAGCACCTCCTGCGGTACCGGCTCCTACAAATCCTATGTCAAAAGCATTAGTAGAAGTATCGTCGCCAATAGTAGATTCTAAATTTCCATTTATCCTTAAAAAACAATTATTACTAGTTCCAGAAGCTCTTTCATATTCTAAGAGCTGTTTAGTACCGTCAGTAGCTATAGCAGTAGTAGCTGTCCATTGAGCTGGCGATGTAAAAGCATTGTTTGATTTTAATCTATGCAAATTATCCTGACCATTTTGTCCTATTCTTAGAAAGTCTGTAGAGTTGCTATTAGCTAGCAAGTTGTTTGTGCTATGCTCGTCAGCGGCTACCGCTATAAAAATATGGAACTCATTTACAGTTATAACACTATCTAGTTGTAGAGCATCAGCGTTTGTGTCAGCTTCCCAGTCACCGCCGCCATCTTCAAGTATAGGATTAAGAGTGACATTACCAGGGCCTGAAGCATTATTACCATTGCCAGAAGAGTCGGCCCATTGACTTATAGCCGCAGGATCACCTTCAGTGGTTATACCTACTCCATTTTGCAGCCAAAGCTGTAGCCCAGAAATACTGTTAGGTAAAAACTCACTAGGAGCTCCAGATGTTACTATACTATTTCCAAGTCCTAACATTAAGCTCTATCTATATAATCTGGTCTTGGAGCTACATAGCAGATACAAGCGCCACCATTAAGCTCTACAAAGTCATACATACCGTAAATCGTTACGCCCTTTGGAAAAGTATGAGATGTAGTGACAACTTTACCATCGTTGTCAGCGGCGTCAGTAACAGCTCCCCAGTCAGTATCTAAAGTTTGAGTATCTTCTGTAGAAGCAAAATGTGTATTACCCATACCTAAATTAACACCAGCATCTAGTATGTTTAAATTTTGAAACGTAGTGTCTTCTGTAAAAGTTATCGCGCAAACGTAATACTTTGCTGAAGCTCCGTCTAAATCTAATATAGCGCCGTCACCAGTTAGATAAGTAGATCCAAACTGGCCAAAGCCGTATGCTACTTCTGTTGAATTTTGTCCCATTTTATTTTTCTTTAACGTTTTTATTTGAACTTCCACCGAAGAAGAAGTCGATTATTGTATTTACCTTAGCGCTCATAGCGCCGAATATTGTCGATATAAAGCTAATTTCAAACTCGCCTAAATCTATAGTCTTAGTTACAAAGTATTGAAACATTACAAACGTAATGCCAAAATACGCTACTGTAAACAAAGTAGCTAAAAGCTTTTGAATTATAGCATCGTCTTTATAAAGATCACGCGCAGACTTGCGATCTTCAACTTCTTTTGCAAAAGCTTCGCGCTCTGCGTCTAAAATTATTTTTTTTATAGCTAGTTTAGCCTCGTCTCTTTCTTTGTCGGTAGTTATTACTTTGTCGAGTATACCTTCCGCGTTATCGACTACCTTGCCGAATAAATTACCTAATATATTATGAATCATAAGCGTTACCGTTGTTTGCTTCTTTTTCCCAAGGAAATCCACCATCTCCAGCTTCTTTAGCTACTCCATCTACTATAATCATGTCTTTGCCGTCGATAGTTACCCTTGGATATGTGTTACCGTTCCATTTAACAAAGTCATCACCATAAGCAAGCTTTCCTATGCGTATATCTGTAGCATGCCTCATTTCGTGATTTATAACTTGTCTCTCTATGGCGCTGCCAGGCTCTATATCTTTATTAATAAATATAGTGCCGTCCATGTTTGCTTCACCCATTACGCCTTCTTCTAGCTTTTTTCTAATGATAGGAGTTCCAGGAACAGAAGTCTCTGCATTACCTTTTGACTCTGCGAATCTTAACTTACTTTTAACTTCTCCGCCAACAGCATAAACTCCTCTTGAAGTTCCTAACTTATAGCCTGGTTTATTTGTTTTTCTTTGCACTACCTATCTTTGTCTTTTATCATATCGTCAATAGCCTTGTTATAGACTTTATCAGTATATGTTTTGTTTTTATAGAAAACGTTTCTTTCAGTAGTAGGCACGTCTTCTTCGCCTAGTAGTATTCTATATATTCTACTTATAATTTGAGAACATTTAAACGAAGTTTTAAAAACAGAGTATTTTATAGTTGTTCTGTTTCTTTGTCTCCAAACTTCTATCCAACCTTCACGCCTTAGTTTTTCCCAACGATGCTTATCCCAACTAAGAGTATATTCACCATCTTCAAACTCTTTGCGTGTAAATCTTTTTTTGCAGTCCAAGTATATTAATAACTCAAGCTCTGCGTCTGTTAATCCGTAAGTTCTACAAGCCCACTTTCTAGTGAGCCTGTAGTACTTTAGGATTTGTAATTCACGTAAATCGTGACTAGTTAATCTCATTCAAGATTAAGCTACTGCAGCGGCAGTTGAAATAGTACTAAGACCAGCAATACCTGCTACAGCTTGAGTACCAGCGTTATCATCAACAACATCAATAAAACCATCTGCGTGAACACCACCATTAGCAGCGCCAGAGAATAATCTAGATAAAGCAGCAATAACTGTTTTGTGCGTATTAGCAGCGGCTAGCGTTACAACAACATAGTCATTGTTAATAACAGCACCATCTTGCCCGTCAGCTTGAACTGGAATTAAAGGCTTGAAATAAATGTTCAAAGTGTCATCAGCAGATGGCACCATGCCACACAAATGAGATAATGGATACATTACTGAATCTCCAGATGCATCATCGTCAGCTAGAGTTGCTTGTGTACGAAAGTACAAATAAACTTCTTTCATTTTTAAATAGTTTAATGATTAATAAATAATTTGTTTGTCGTTTGTGTTTAATGGATTATTGTTTATGGTTTAGGTTTAATCAATTAGTACGACGTCTCTTTGTTGGATAACGCCGTAAAATTTATCGTCGTGCTGAATACCATGTCCAGCATGCTTATCATAGTAAACCACATCGCCTTCTTTAATACCTTCTACTAAATTACCAGCTGATATGACTTTAGCTTTCTTATATCTGTTATCTTCGTTAACCTCATCGGTTAATATCAATCCACCAACCTTTTTCTCTTCGCCTTTTATAAGCTCTATAACTAGGTAATGATTAACTGCCTTCATTTAGTCTTATATTTGAGATTACACAGTCAGCGGATATAATAGTAGTTACAACAGATACCGCGTTTTTTAAAGCTGTCTTAGTAACTAGAACAGGATCAATAATGCCTTCTTCAACCATATCTACCCACTCTCCAGTTACAACATCTATACCTATGCCTTCGTCCATGTCCATGTCGATGTCTAAACCAGCATTTTCCAATATAGTGTTAAACGGTGCTCTAATGGCCTGCATTAACATCTTTTCACCAAGAGATTTAGTTTTAATTTTCTGTGAAGCATTTAACAACGCTACACCGCCACCAGGCACTATACCTTCTTTGAGTGCAGCTTTTGTAGCATAAATCGCATCTTCGACTCTATCTTTCTTTTCTTTAAGTTCAATTTTAGAATATGCCCCAACGCGGATAATTCCAACACTACCAGATAACATAGACAGTCTCTGCTCCAGCTTTTTCTTAATGAAACCATTTTTTTCGTCACTAATAAGTTTTGCAACTTGGTCAATTCTTTCTTCAACTTCTACTGTTTTTTCTTCTGATATTGTTATAACTGTGTTTGTGTTGTCTGTCGATGCGTATTCAGCTTCTCCAAGCACGTCGACAGTCATAGAGTCTAAATCATCGCCAAGCTCTTCGTTCATAACAGTAGCACCCGTTAATATCGCTAAGTCTTCGCATGAATCTTTTTTAGTGTTACCAAAGCCAGGTAGGTCTATTATGTTGACTTTAATGTTTCCTTTAACTTTATTCATCAACAAAGCAGATTTCACTTGCTGAGAAACTGGAGCTACTATTAATAGCGATCTATTATTCTTAATTACATACTCTAAAATTCCTTGTATCTTGCGAATATTAGGTATTTCAGACATGCATATCAAAATTAATGGACTTTCTAGCTCTGCTTTCTGTTTTTCTTGAGAAGTTGCAAAATGTGGCGACGTTAAAGCAGAGTCAAACTGCACTCCATCGACAATATCTACGTAAGTTTCTTCAGTTTCCGATGTTTCCATCAAGACTACGCCGTCTTTACCTACTTTTTTGTAAGCTTCTGCAATAATACTGCCTAAAACAGTGTCATTATTACAGCTAATCGCTGCGACATGCTCTAATTTAGCGTCGTTAACGTCAATTTTCACCTTGTCTAAGTACTTGTTTACTTTCTCAAGACCAGAATTAACGCCTTCTTTGATAGATCTGATAGATTCGTTTGCGTTTTCTTCTCCTTCTATTTGATGAATCAGTGATTCTGCTAAAACGGTGGCTGTAGTAGTGCCATCGCCGGCTTCTTTTACAGTGTTTCTAGCAGCTTCTTTGATAAGTGTGGCACCCATGTTTTCAACCGGGTCTAATAAGACTACGCTTTCTGCAACGGTTACACCATCTTTTGTTATGACCGGGTTGCCTCTTGCGTCTTCGTATATAACGCATTTTCCTGAAGCGCCTAATGTAGATTTTACGGCTTTAGATAGCTTCTCTACACCAGCTATCACTTTCTTTTTAGCGTCATCGCCAAAGTTTAAATCTTTGACAATTTCACTAGGTAAATTGTATTCCATTGTATTAAATTAAATTTATTATAAATTAAAAAGTTTTTACTACTTTTGGTCCTTTAGTAGATTCTAACTTTTTGTTAAAATGATCGATGCTTCCATCGATAGCTTTTTCCGCGCCTTCTAATGTCTCGCGTCTAGTAACGTCTGTCCATTTGTCAGGATTGTCAGGATAAGTAACTTCTGTTTGATAATATCCGTTTGGAAGTTGAGTGATTCTCCAGTTGGATTTAGTAGATAAATGCTCCCATTGTTTCTTGGTTTTCTCATCTACTTTTGTTGGATCGCTAGCCCATGAGCTAGTCTTGTAATACAAATAAGTCATTGGTTTTGTTTATTGGTTAATATTTAGTTTTACTCTGTTTTTGTTCCGCGACCAAAGTTACCGCGATTTTTCTTTATCGATACTCTTTTAAGACCACTTGGTGAATGATGTAAATCACTATTTGATCTCTGTCCGACGCGTTGGTTTTCTGCTTTGCGGGCTCTACGCTTTGGAGTTTTAGCTGCAGCAATATCTCTACGCTTTTTAGCAGCCGCTGCTTTAGGCGATAATCTTTGTTTTAACTTGATTGGTGAACCCATACGAATATGATTACATAGTACGCAAAATAATTAAAAGTGTGACACTAGCCTGTTACTATACTACTTATAAGGCTTATGTCACTATTTTTGAGGTATTATAAATATTGGAGTAGGGTGTTGCCCCCACCTACCCAAGCAGCCGGCCCATTTGGAAAACGTTTTGTAAAAGCCCAGGCCCCCGCCGTTTTGCGCGACATGGCCAAAAGTTTTTACGTTTTTGCTACGCAATGCAATTTTTTTTACATTTTCGTGTATAGCATTTTTACAAAAAGAATACGAACTAATTTGGATAATATAGATGAATATAGAATATAAATATTAAACTTTAAAATTAAAACATTATGAAATTAACTACAAAAAGATTCGTTATCAGAAAAACATTAATCGGTCAAAATGCAATCATTACTTTCACAAATAAAAAGAATGAAACGTATACATACGACCACGATGCAATTTACTCTGCAAATCAAGAAAAGTTTGAAACTATGGAATGTTTCCAAAAATATGGTAACTACACTAACTCAAACAATGTACCAACATT